CGGTTGCAAAGATTCAGATATGGATGAAGAATTTATGAAAATATTGCAACACATACGAGAAGAAATGCAACGTCCTCTTGCAATCTCCAGTGCGGCAAGATGCTCAAGCTGGAATGAACAGGTTTCAAGCACAGGTAAGAGTGGACCTCATACTTTTAGAAAAGCTGCTGATATTTTAATTTCAGGTGCAGATGCAATGAGGTTATTTGATGTTGCACGCAAACATGGGATAAGCGGAATTGGATTATCACAGAAAGGAAACCATGGTAAACGCTTTGTTCACCTAGATATCCTTTCTGCAGATGATGGTCATCCTAGACCTACTGTCTGGACATATTAAATATGCCAGATACTAGTAGCTCTACTTTTGCATATTCAGATGATGAGTTTATGTGTGTGTTTAATTATATTCTTACTAATGAAAAAATTGCAGAACCAGTTGTAGATATAGACGCTGCACTACCTAGTGCGCAATACGATAGTTTAGAATTAGTTATGTTATTTGGTTGGCTTTCTGAGATGTTTAATATTAATTTTGATTTAGTAGATGTAGATGCACTTTTACTTAAAAAAGATGTAACACTAAGAGAACTTAAAGACGTGGTTGCTGATACTGCAACTATTAATCTTAATTTTAGTGATTTAGAGAGTTACAACATATGCCGATAACATCTGGTAAGTGTAACTATCTACATAAAGGTCAAGCTTCGCTAATACACGGTTATAGTGTATCTTTGAATGGGTCTTTAGTAATAGGCGTATTTATAGGTAAGCAGATAAGAGACAAATTTAATTTTGCAGATGTATGGAGATACTTTGTAACTAATATAGTTAAAGAAAAAAGTATATATTGCGTTATATATGACGGGGCAGTAGACACCCATGTATTTAAAAACCAAATGGAGTACTACTCTATTATAGACGGATTACGAGTGTATAAAATAAATAATTTTATGTTAGATAATCCTGCTGCTTATCCAAATATTATAACTAAAGCTGTTTAATGGCCATTGTTTCTCCTGGATTAAAAGATGTTACTGAATCTGAGTCTGCAGAATTGGTGGATTGGAAAAATCCTCCTAGCTTACTTGATCTAAAACAAGACTATTCAGCGGCTAAACCGGCACATACGTTGCATACTGCCGCTGTAGATAGGTGGCTAGATGTGCTAGAGGGGAATCAAGTAATTAATGCTAAAAAAGGTAGAAGTAAAATAGTACCTAAATTAGTTAGAAAGCAAGCTGAATGGCGTTACTCTGCATTAGCTGAACCTTTCTTATCTACAGATGATCTGTTTAATACTGCTCCTGCTACTTTTGAAGATAAGCAGTCAGCTATTCAAAATGGGCAGGTACTGAACTACCAAATTAATTGTAAAATAAGTAAAACTAAATTTATAGATGAGTATATTAGAGCTGCTGTAGATGAAGGTACAGTTATAGTAAAAGTAGGCTGGGAGTTTGAAGAAACTACTAAAGATGTAGAAGTTCCTGATTTTGAATTACAACCTACTGCAGATGCAGAAGCAACGCATCAACAGTTACGTACTATGATGCAGGAGTCTCCTGAACAGTATCGTGCAGAAATACCTTTAGAAGTTCAGCAAGCACACGAAGTAACTATGCAACAGGGAACTCCTGTACTTCCAGTACAAGTGGGTTCACACACAGAAGAACAAACTGTTACTACCAAGAACCAACCCATACTGGAGGTATGTAACTATAATAATATAGTTATAGATCCTACTTGTAACGGGGATATACAGGAAGCAAAGTTTGTAGTGTATAGTTTTGAATCTTCTCTTTCGGAATTAAAAAAAGATGGTAGATATAAAAATTTAGACTCAATTAACTTTGATGATAACTCTATTCTTAGTGAACCAGACCATGCTATTACAGATGATAGTAACTTTGTTTTCCAGGATACAGCAAGGAAACAAGTTGTAGTAAAAGAATACTGGGGATATTGGGACATACATGACACAGAGGAAGTAGTACCGTTTGTTGCTTCATGGGTAGGGAGTACTATTATCAGGCTAGAAGAAAATCCGTATCCAGATAAAGAGTTACCTTTTGTTTTAGTTCAGTATTTACCTAAAAGAAGAAGTATATACGGAGAACCTGATGCTCATTTGTTAGAAGATAATCAAAAGATTATTGGAGCAGTAACTAGAGGGATAATAGATGTTATTGGTAGAAGTGCGAATGGCCAACAAGGTATTCGCAAAGATGCTTTAGATATTACTAATTCTAGGAAGTTTGAAAGAGGGGAAGACTTTAAGTTTAATGCCAATACAGACCCTAAGTCTGCTTTTTATATGGAAACTTACCCAGAGATTCCTAGATCTGCATTAGAAGTATTAAATATGCAGAATAATGAAGCAGAATCACTTACAGGCATAAAAGCATTTACTCATGGTATTTCAGGGCAAGCTTTAGGGGCTACAGCAACTGGTATTAGGTCTGCTCTTGATGCTACATCAAAAAGAGAATTAGGTATTCTTAGGCGGCTCTCTGACGGTTTAAACCTAATTGGGCGAAAAGTTATATCTATGAATGCTGAATTTCTTGATGATGAAGAAATTATTAGAATAACTAATGATGAATTAGTTGCTATTGATAGAAATGATTTAGGCGGTAAATATGATATTAGATTAAATATATCTACTGCTGAGGCTGACAATGAGAAAGCACAAGAATTAGCATTCATGTTACAGACAATGGGTAATTCTTTACCGTTAGATATATCTAAGATGGTTTTAAGTGATATTGCCCGACTAAGGAAAATGCCTGAGTTAGCTAAAAAAATTATAGAATATCAACCTCAGCCTGATCCACTAGCTCAACAGAAAGCACAGCTAGAACTGCAGTTATTACAAGCACAAATAGCTAATGAGACTGCTAAAGGACAAGAAAATGCTATAGATGTTCAGTATAAAACAGCTAAGACTAAAACTGAAATGGCTAAAGCTAGAGGACTAGACAGTCAGTCTGACTTAAAAGATTTAGACTTTTTAGAACAAGAATCTGGTGTAGGAAGGGAACATGAGAATCAAATAACTTCGTTAAAACACAATCAAAACATGGAATCTAAAGATCATAGTAGATTATCCGATCTTGATAGATTAGCCTTTCAAAATATGGCACAACCAACAGATAGTACTCAACAATAGTATTGATAGGGTGTACTATTGAAGGAACAAGTAAAACTAAAGGTACATATGGTCATTGGATTTATAGAGGATCAAGTACATTCAATCAAGTATTTCAATGTGTTGAAGAGTTTGCACCACATAAAAATAAAGAATGTAAATAAGAAGTGTTAATGGATTTTGATGTAATAAATAACTTAGGATACTTTGAAGTAATTGAAATATCAGTCTGGTTAGGCATAATGTATTTTGGTAAGTGTTGAATGCCACAAGGTACAGGAACATATGGAGATCAAGCACTTAAGCCACGCCTCCGAAGAAAAAGAAGAAAAATATTAATAGAATAGGAGATTCTTTATGGCGAAATCAATGAAACTTGGTGGTGGTGGACGATTCAAAAAATTAAAGACTAAATTGAGAAAACAGGGCGCAAAGAATCCGGCAGCATTAGCCGCTCATATTGGAAGAAAGAAATACGGCAATAAGAAAATGGCATCAATGGCTGCTAAAGGCAGGAGAGGAGCATAACATGCCTCAAGGAAAAGGAACATATGGAACAGGAGAGGAGCATAACATGCCTCAAGGAAAAGGAACATATGGAAATCAAGTAGGTCGTCCACCTAAGAAGAAAAAGAAGAAGAAAAAAAAATAAAAGAATTTAACAGAAAGATAGTTATTAATATAAGGAGATAGTATGCCATTTATAATTGCAGGAGTAGTAAAAAGCATGGCTTTTTCTATGCTGGGAAATTCTGGCATAATTGAAAAAGTAGTTATTTTATTGTTGGAAACACTTGCAAAGAAAACTGACAGTGATGTTGATGATAAGTTAGTTGCTTTGCTAAAAGAATCGTTAGGAAAATCGAACAAGTAGTTCGGTTTACTTAATCCCATGTGGATTGGAACTAGGAGACAATTCGGTGGGTTACTAATAGGAGGAATAGTTTTGCAAATCACTAAAA